TTTCACGGGTAATCAAAATGCTACAACTGGCTATAGATTTATTCCCGATACTGGTGGTGCTTATGGTGTTGGTGTTCTCTATGATATGTTAGATAGTGAAGGTGTTGATTTCTCTAATGCCCAGTTTTCTATTCAGATGACTAATGGTCTTGATGATGGTAATCCAGTATCGGCATATTTATTCATTAAATCTAAGGTTGTTGTAGCTTGGTCGGCAACCCAAGGCGTGCAAGTCATAATGTAAGTATTGATTTATCAATCAACCCTTAGGGTAAATTTTTTCTATGTAGAATAATTTTTAATAAATTTTTTTTTAGTTTTTTTATATATTTATAAATATAAAATGACTGATATGGCTACAAAAGGCGATGTATCTGCAGACCGCATTCCCGATTTAATTAAAGTTGGAGCTATTCCTTCTTCTTATGGACAAAAACTTCATACTGATGTAATTGACCCAGTAACATTTTCTCAAAATCGAGTTAGGTTTACTCTTCAGCGTGTAGCTGGATTTCTTCACTCTAACTCTAAGATTACACTTGCTGTAACTCCACTCACAACCTCTACTGCTTTCTATCCTCTAAATATTGGTGTTTCTAATCTTGTTAAATCTGCTGCTCTCCGTATTGGAAATGAAACAGTATGTGAAATTGATGATTATGACCAGTTCCACGCATATCAATCTATGTTTATTTCTAATGAAGATAATAAGGAACGTGAACAATTCTTGTCTCAGAGGTGTATTTCTCACAAGCCAATTTATGATGACCGCACGGAAAATACAACTGATAAACCACCAAATTCAGCAAAGAAAGTTGGTCTAGATGTTGGACGTAATCCAGTTGTTCCCGCTGCTGGTGGTGCTGGAACATTCCAGCTTCTCCCCTTCCAGCTTCATAATGCTACATCGGCACAGACGATTGCTGATGCTCCCGTGTATTCAGTATATTTAAGTGACCTTTTCCCATTTCTCAAATTTAATCAGCTTCCTCTATTTATGATTGAGCAAGAAGTTCATATTGATATAGAATTCCAGCCAACTACTTCTTCTCTTAGTGCTGCTGGTCTATCTCGCCGTATGTGTGTTGCAAATAGTGATGCTGCTTCTAATCAAGTAGAATACCAAATTACCCAAGATGAAGTAAAACTTATTTATGATTCTATTAGTTTTGATGGTGAAATAATGGAGAAATATAGACAGCAGAACCCGTCTCTAACTTTTCAGTATGTAGATTACCGCCTTGCTAAGAGAACTGGAGATCAAACTGAATTTTCTGATTTAACTTTCCAGCTTGGTGGAAATGGTCGCCTTGTTTCTAAGGTTATTATGGGTCTTCAGCGTAATAGCAACTTTACACCAGTATCTCTCCTTAATGGTGTTGGTGCGAAGGATGTTCCCGCAGCTCAAAGTTTATCACTCAATCTATTATACAACGACCTCTTTGAGTTTAATACTGATAGGAGTAATGCTGCTTTACTTTTCCACACTACCCAGCACGCAGAAGGTAAAGTGCCTATGGTTACAAGAGATGAATATCAAACAAGTGGTGTAACTGCTCTCACTACTGAAACTATGGAGGGACACGTTCAGAGTAGCGGGGATGATGGTCTCGGTGGTCTTTTCCGCTGGACTGCTATTAGACCTAATAAGGGTCAGCGTGTAAATAATAAGGGTATGGATTTAACTTATAAAGCAACTGGTTTACCCGCAGATGATTACACTCTACGAGTTTATCTTGAGATGATGAAGGTTGCTAAGATTGAGAATGGAAGATTTTCTTGTTATTTTGCTTAAATTTTTTTCTAAATTAACTATATAAATGTTATATTATTTGACTATTGCTAGAGAATTTATTACATCGAAGTGTAGTGATAAATACAAAAAGCTACAAATTGAGTTGGAAGAAGAAAAACAAAAATATCAAGATTTAAAAGCTTGGGCTGAAAGATTAATTTTATCAAATCAAGAATTATTGGAACAAGTGAAAAAAATTAAAAATAAATAATCTACTTTTTTCTCGTTTTTTTTATTTTAAAAATAATCTATCTTTATAATATAAATATGAAGATTGATTCTAAAAATTTAGTTGATGATATTAAAAAATCAAGACCTAATATTAAGGAAAATACAATTAAACAATATGAAGTAAATTTGAGAAAGTTACAAAAAATATATGATACTGAAGGGTATGATTTTTTATCAAAGCCCGATGATGTTATGGATAAATTAAAAGACCTTCATTATTTAAGTCAAAGAAATATGTTAAATGCGATTATTGTATTATTAATGGCTCTTAATCATGATGAAAAGTATGATGAATTATTAACTACTTATGGAGATTTAAGAGATGAATTAAATGATAAATATAGTGATGAACAAAAGAGTGGTGTAATTAGTGATAAGCAATCTAAAAATTTCACCGACATAGAATCAATTTACAAAATGATAAATGATATGGCTGAAGATTTAAAACCAATCAAAAAGAAATCTAAAGATGATATTACAAAAAAAGAAATGCAGTTACTACAAGCTTATGTTTTATTTAATATTTACTCAAGAATGCCTATGAGAAATGATGTTGCTGGTATGATGGTTATAAATCAAGCAGCATATAAAAAGTTGAGTGAAGATGAAAAGAAAGAAAACAATTATTTAGTTGTTCCATCAAAAGGTAATATTTATTTTGTATTAAATAAATACAAAACAAGTAAAAAGTATCAAGAATTAGATTTACCGATAGAAGATAAAGATTTGAGAAGGATATTGAGATATTATCTGAAAATGAGTGGTATAGAAAAGGGAGGAATTTTGTTTAAGACATCAACGGGTAAACCATTAACTAGAACTGAATTAAGTAAGGTTCTACTCAAATATTCACAAAAATATATGGGTAAATCAATCAGCACAACTCTATTAAGAAAAATTTATTTATCATCAAAATATGGTGATATGAAAAAGGAGTTAGAGAAAGATAACAAGGTAATGGGTCATAGTAAGGCTGTTGCATTAGATACTTATGTTAAAGAAGCAAAAGAGTAATTTATTTTAGTCTTTCATCATCTAAAATATCACGATTATCAATAATATATTTAATAACCTTGTCTCTCATCGCCTTGTCTTTTTCAGCTTTTGATTTAGTTGGTTTCTTTGGTGGTGCTCTAGGTATTCCAACTGCTTTAGGCATTTTTTTAGTTTTCTGTTTAAATTTTGCTTTTATTTGCTTATTTTTATGTCTAATTTCATAACCAAGTTTTTCTATCTCATCAATTAATTGTAATCTTGTTTTACCTTTTGGATCTATACCCATCAACTCATCATATTTCTTAATCAATCTTTTTAATTCAGCAAGGGTCAATTCACCTTCGGGAATTTTAGGAGCCATCTCTTTTAAGTATAACAAATAAAAAAAAAATATAATTTAAAATATAATAAAATGTTAGTTGATAAATCTCACTCAAAGAAGGATATTGTGAATTTGTTTAAAAAACACGGAGTAACAATAGATGATAAATTGAGTAAAGGAAATATAGTCAAGAATATAGAATCATATATTGATGATTTTGTTTACAATAGTAAGATTAATAATGTTAGTGAATTAAAAGATTATCTTAAAAATAGTTCACCAAAACAGAGACCAAATACACAACAAAAAAGTGAAATAATGTTTAAGGCTAAAAGAATAATAAAATGGGCAAAAAATGATTATATTTTTGATGGGGCAACATATACAAATTGTGAAGAACCTTATAATGATATTATGAGTATTTATATGTGGGGTGATTTACCAAGTGTTCGTCGAGCTTGTAGAATGTATAACAATAGTATTTATTGTAAAAATCATATAAATCCAGTAATTACCGCAGAAGTAGAAGAAGAATTAAACAATAATAAATTTATTAAACAACAAATAATGTATCAACTAACAATTAGAAGAGCAACAAAAGAAAACCCAATAATACTCAATTTTGATTGATGGGTCAATTTTAGACCTTAGACCCAAAATGGGTCTATATGTAATCAATTCTCTATGGGTCTATTTTAGGTCAAGGGTCAATTTTAGACCCATAATGCGTTTTAATCAAAATTATTTTCTATGTTATAAGTATAAAGATGGATTATAAGAAATTAAACAAAGATTTAAAGTTTGGATTCTTAAGTGAAGAACAATCACACGAATATCTAGAAAGTGTATTTGGTAAATTAATGAAATCAAAGCTTAATCCCGAGATGGGTGAATATTATGAGTTTGATAAATATAATGATAATTATTTTATTGAGATGAAAACAAGAAGAATAAAACATAATCAATATTGCAGTTTATTCTTTGGTGAAAATAAATTAAAGAAGGGTGATGAAATTTTAAAGAAATGTCCTCATTTAAGAATTTTTTATTTGTGGAAATGTAATGATGGTATTTTTGGCTGGGAACATAGAAGTAGTGAATTTGAGATATGTAAACGAGGGCGATGGGATAGAGGAAAACAAGAGATAGATGATTGTGTTGATATAAAACAAAAATTTATCAAGCCATTAAAAAATCTTTTAGATGATAAAGATGGTGGAGAAAGTTAAAATAACTTATAAAGGACAAACTAAAAATGTTCCTAAAACATATGTAGAAGGTTTAAAAGGTGCCGATAGAAGGAAACAAATTAAAAGTATATTTGAGGGAACATTTAGACCTAAAACAAAAGTAGAACCTAAAAAATCGAGTTGGACAGTTAAATTTAATAAAAAGTATGGAAAAGAATTAGATAAAATGAAAGGTGGTAGAACTAAAAGAAATATAGCAAAAGTAACTGGAATTCCTTTTAAAGCTATAGATGAAGTTTTTAAGAAAGGTGAAGGAGCATATTATAGTGCTGGATCAAGACCAAATCAAACTCCTCAATCTTGGGCATATGCTCGTGTGTATAGTTATATTCTTGGTGGTAATGCAAGAAAAACTGATTCGGCAATCACAAAAAAATATAATGTTAAGTTTTAATATAATGATAGAATATAAACAAGGTGATATTCATCAAGTTATAAAAACAATAGAAGATAATAGTATTGATTTTATTTATACTGACCCACCATTTGCTACAACAAAAGCTAAATGGGATAGTTCATTAAGATGGGATGAATTATTTCCCGAGATGTGGAGAGTTTTAAAACCAACTGGAATAATTGCGTTACATTCAGCAATACCTTTCAGTTATGAATTATTAAAGTATGAAAAACCAAAATATAATTATAATTGGTTAAAAAATAATAGCACGGGATTTTTAACAGCTAAATATCAACCATTAAGAATAATGGAAGATGTATTTATTTATTATAAAAAAAAAGGAACATATAATCCTCAAATGGTTGGAGATGAATATCATCCAAAAAGAAATGTTAAGTATGGAGGACAAAATGCTTATTGGGGTGAAGCTGGTGTAAATAAAGATAATGTAATACTTAAACAAGAAGGACACAAAGGAAGACATCCTACAACATTATTAGAATATCCAATTAGAAAAGGAAAAGGTAATGGGATTACAAGATGTGATGATATGATAGATTATTTTATCAAAACATATAGTAATGAAGAAGATACAATATTAGATATGACGGCTCATAATACAATTGTAGGAAAAAGATGTGAATTATTAAATAGAAATTACATAGGTGTAGATATAGAACCTATTTCTTACGAGGCATAATTAAATAACCATTTGATTCATCATTCTCAATTATTTTTAATTTCATTAATGCAAATAAAGTTCCAAGGAA